TGCGACTGCTGGTGGTGGTGCGACTGCTGGTGGTGGTGCGACTGCTGGTGGTGGTGCGACTGCTGGTGGTGGTGCGACTGCTGGTGGTGCGACTGCTGGTGGTGCGACTGCTGGTGGTACGACTCCTGTTGTCGTATCTAACGGATTTACTACATATTTGACGGCATTGAAAGGTAGTCCTTTACTTTCGGGCGGTCTACAATCAAGGATTCAAAAACTTTTGAAGGGCAATCAAAACGATCCTAAGAATGCAAAATATGTAAGATCGTTGGTGATTGCAATCAAAAATGCTTTGGAGAATCCAAAGTACAAAGCTGACGTGATGAAGAAACTCGGTGGTAATATTAATGCTCTCAGAACAGGTCGTCAATCGATGTTGGCTGAAACTATGACGAGTGCTGACATAGTTGCATTTACAAAAGAGATTAACACTCTTCTTCCTAACATCATAGGATTGACTTTTGAACTTCGTCAAATGGTGAATAAGAAGAATCCTAATGTTGTTAAAGAAGCTGAAGCTGCTGTTGCGTCGTCTTCGACTGGCACTGAGATTGACGCTAGTGATATCAAACAAGTGAAATTGTTTTTGTCACGATTGATCGATCTTTCTACTTTGATCAAATCTTTTGATCCTATAAAAGCAACCAAGTCATCGTTGAAACCCATCATCTCAGTGGTATTGGATATAAACGACATGATTGTTGGTACAAGCGGCAAGAAGGGTCTAGGCAAGATCGATAAGACAATTGACAGTGCATTCCAAGGAATCGATATTCTCGGCGGTACGGACACAACAACGACCGCTGGTGCGGGTAAAGAAACTGAGACGCCTTCTGATTCATTCAAGCCCAAAGAAAAGACCATCATTAGAGCAAAGGCTGAAGAAAAACCATTGACTCCAAACTCCATGTATCAATATTATAATGGAGAATGGAATTACGTATCTAAGAGTGGATCACAAGCAATTGATCCTGAAAAAGGTAAGAACTATGTTGATAAGCTTAATTCTCTTGCTAAATCGGGACGTGATGATACCGATGATGTAATGAAACTGAGTGACTCCGACAAGACGTTTGGTCAGTCTCCTTCATTTAAGAACCTCAAAGAAGAGTTCATTTCACCTGAGATCTATAGAGAGTTCTACAAGTAATAATAACATGAGTCGTTGAACAACAACATCTGTGCATGAAAAAACCCACCGAAACAAATCGGTGGGTTTTCTTTTTATATGAAACTCAACTTACTCCATGTTGAAATAACGCTCTAACAACATGCCGCATTCTTTGTACATGGTTTGCATACCCTTCATTTGTTGGTCACAGTCTGTTGCTGACTTCTTGAACTCTGCTGCCAATTTCTTGATTTCTGAGGTGTTTCTACGAATGGTCTTTTCTTCAAACCATGCGTTTTCGTCGTTGTTACCTTCGTGAAGTTTTTCGGTTAGATATGCTTCAGCAAGATCTCCAATATTAGCCATTTTGGTAGCAACTTCCATAAGGTTCTTGCGTGCTTCCAATACTTCATTGTAACGGTTATATTCCATCACTAATTCTTGGAGCATTTTCTTTTGTTCCTTGGAAAGTCCTCGGGTTACAACTGGCGATCCACCTTCTGCTTGAACGTGTTGACTAACTGGAAAATCTTCTCCTTGTCTAGGTTGAGAAGGCTTTGTAGGAATGCTTTCTAAAATTGTTTTGAGTTTCATATTCTTGTATAAATATAGTCTTTCGGTTAATTTGTCCGTTAAAGTATCAAAATAATCCAAGATGCCTGGATTACCTTCTGTACCCATCAACGAACTGAATGTTTTTTCTACTTTAAAATCATCTTGAACCTTATCTCTTGATTTTTTTTCAAGTATCCATTTATGGTCTTTGGTTCTTGAAATACGGCGATTAAAGTTTTGTGGTTCGCCATCACCAACAGGAAGAATATCTTCTTCCATATAATATCCATCTTCTCCATGTTTTTCAGCGGAGAAACCCATACTTGCAAACAACTCAATATCATTAATTTTCCAGTCCTTTAGTGCAACCAATGTTGGATGTGGTGGTTGTTTTTCATCAATCGTTTTGTTTGTATGAGTTGTTGTTCTTCCACCACCTTTTTGGATGAGATGTGGATGTTTTCCTTCCTTATTTGGGTTGTGAAAATTAATAATATGTGTTGCGTTATCCATATGTTACAATCCTATATCGTCGTTTACATTTTTTAGGAAGTTGATAAAAAGTTCAATATCTCCCTGTATGGCAGTGAAACTCTGTGATGTTTTTTCTATCACCTTTTGTTTCTTTTGTTCTGGTTTTAGTTGAGGAGGAGGAACAGTTGGTTTTGGTTGTTGACCTGTAGGAGCAACATCAGCTTCTTTTAACTCTTCTTCGGATCCATCTTTTTTTGGTTCTTCTGTTGGCTCCAACAACGTAAATGATTTGTACATCATTGTTTCTCCGATACGAATCTTTTTTATTACTGTGGTTTTGTTGGTTTTTACTTCACTTCCATCTGACATTACTCCCTCTACACTCTTGTAACGTATTTCAAATATGCTTTTAGCAAAAGGAGCTGGAAGATTTGGAATCAACGTCGAATCTTTTTCTTTCTGAGTAAATGAGATTCCAATGTTTTGTGGCAATTTCAAGTAGTTTTCAAAGTTTGCAACTTCAATATCTTTACTATCCGAAATATTGTTGTCTTCGTTTTCATTCAAAATTTCATTTACAATATCGGCCACGATTTCTTTAAATCTTGTTTTTGCAAAATCAGATAGTTGATCATCTGTCATGTGTAGAAGGGGACGCACTTTTGATTGTAGTCCTTTTGGAAGACTAGAAATGCTTTTTTTGCCCCGTTTAATTGATAGGGCAAGTCCCATCAGACGTTGTTGAGCTGGTGTTTTTGAAGGCATAATACTCGTAATGTATAAATAGACGTTAATACATACAAATCTCAACATTTTTATTCGTTTCGAATTTTTGTATATATTTATTTCAAAATGCGACAACTTCTTTGTTGCCAGACGAATACCAATTCTCATTGAAGTTCCCCTCAATAACTTCAGAACTAAAGGAAATCACAATTATGTCAGATCTATTGAAAGAAGCGCTTGCGGACGCTAAGGCTGTTCGTGCTACTGCTCTTGCTAATGCAAAAGTAGCACTCGAAGAAGCTTTCGGCGAACGCATTCAGTCTATGTTTGCAGAACGACTCAAGAATGAAGTCGATGCAGAAGAAGAAAACGTTGTTCCATCTGGAATCGGTCATGGTGACAACAAGAAGCCAGTTCAGGAACCAAAAACATCAAATGGTTCACAAAAGTTTGGTTCGATGGAAGAAGAGGGACATCACACTGACGATCCAGGACACTCTGTTGGACATGTCGCAGGTTCGATGGAAGAAGAGGGATCAGAGGAAATCACCGATAGAGACTTGGAAGAAATTATTGCTGAGTTGGAGAAGGAAGGCGGACTTGAAGAAGAGGGCGAAGTTGCTCCAGCAGATCCAACCGCAGTTGCTCCTGCTGTTTCAGCAGATCCAACCGCTGTTTCTCCTATGGCACCTGCTGTTTCAGCAGATCCAACCGCTGTCGCACCATGTGATCCAAACGCAGTTGCTCCTGTAGCACCTGTAGCACCTGTAGCACCTGTTGTTCCAGCGGATCCAAACGCAGTTGCTCCTGTAGCACCTGTTGCTGAAGAGGAAATGGAAGAAATCAACCTTGATGAACTTCTTGCTGAACTCGAAGGAGAAGGTAAAGAAGGTTCTGAGGAAGACAATGGTGGAATGCACGTCGATGAAAGTGCATGGGAAGAACAACTTCAAGAAGTCACGGCAGAACGTGACGAAGCAATGAAGACAGTGCAAATTTTGCGCAACCAAATCAATGAAGTTAACTTGCTAAACGCTAAGTTGCTTTATACCAACAAGTTGTTCAAACAATATAGTTTGAACTCCCAACAGAAGATGAAGGTTGTAGAGAATTTTGACCTCACTACGAATGTACGTGAAGTCAAGTTGACATACGCAATTATGGCCGAATCGTTTAATTTGGGTGGATCAGTTGTCAAGAAAAAGAATACAACTGCAACTACTATCACCGAAGGTTTGGCAAGTAAGGCAGTTGCAAGTACAAAACCATCACAAGAAATTGTGTCTGGCGGTAATAAGATGGCAGAGAGATTTAAGACACTCGCTGGCATTATTAAGTAATCTAACGTCTTAACAACAAATTAAACAAGGATAATAATATGAGTGATATGAAGTCGCTATTGACAACAAACATGAATCCACAGGCAGAGCTTATGGCCAAGACCCGTGGATTGACAGCAAAGTGGGAAAACACAGGTTTGCTTGAAGGCCTAAAGGGCACTGAGAAGGCAAACATGAGTATCCTACTCGAAAACCAAGCAAAGCAATTGCTTGATGAAGCAACCTCAACAGGTACTTCAGCAAACAGTGAACAATGGGCAGGCGTTGCTCTCCCACTCGTTCGTCGTGTGTTCGCAGAAATCGCAGCTAAGGAGTTCGTTTCGGTTCAACCAATGAACCTCCCAAGCGGTCTTATCTTCTATCTTGATTTCAAGTATGGAACCAACAACGGTGTGTTCACCAAGGATACTACCAACAACTACAGTTCGTTGTTCGGTGGTACTGGAACCAAGCTAGGTTCAACCAATTCCGCTACTGGCGGTCTTTATGGTCCTGGTCGTTTCGGTTACTCAGTCAATGACCAGACCGCAACTGTAAGTGCTTCACGTGCTACTGTCACTGATTTGACCACTGTTAACTTTGATGCAAACTACAGTGCTTCAGTTGCTTCTGGTAAGGTTTATACCTTGACCACAACCAACTTCTACAGTGCTTCTAGTGCTGCAGGTAACGTGTTCGATGCAAACGGAGTTCGCTCCTTCACCATCGCAGGTAGTGGTATTCTTACCTACTTCCCAGAATTCACCTCAATCAACGGTTCTGAAGTAACATTCGTTGTTTCTGGCTCAAATCCTGCTTCGGCAAGTTTGACCGTTCAATATAACGTTCAACCTAAGGACAGTAACCGTGGTGACTTCGAAGACACAACCGGTGATGGAACCAGTGCTCCTTCTATCGGTATTCCAGAAGTCAACCTAGAGTTGAAGAGTGAACCAATCGTTGCTAAGACTCGTAAGTTGAAGGCAGTCTGGACCCCAGAACTCGCTCAAGACTTGAATGCTTACCACAGCATTGACGCAGAAGCAGAATTGACTGCTTTGTTGTCTGAGTACGTTTCGATGGAAATCGACTTGGAAATCCTAGACATGTTGATCACCAACGCACCAGCAGTAACCACTACACGTTGGAGTGCTAAGATCAACCGTGAAATCAGCGACAGCGGCGTCATCACTGACACCACTACTGCTGGTACAGGTGGATATTACACCAAGTCAACTTGGTTCCAAACACTTGGTAACAAGATCCAAAAGGTCAGTAACAAGATTCACCAGTTGACACTACGTGGTGGTGCTAACTTCCTTGTCTGTTCACCAGACGTTGCAACAGTCTTGGAGTCAATTCCAGGCTTCGTTGTCAACACCGATGGTGACAGTGCTAAGTTCGCAATGGGTGTAAGTAAGGTTGGTAGCTTCGCAAGTCGCTTCCAAGTTTACAAGAACCCATACATGGTTGAAAACACCATCTTGGTTGGTTTCCGTGGAAACAACTTCCTCGAAACCGGTGCAGTGTATGCTCCATACATCCCACTAGTTCAAACTCCATTGGTCTATGATCCAGTGAACTTCACCCCACGTCGTGGTGTGATGACTCGCTACGCTAAGAAGATGGTCAGACCCGAGTTTTATGGAAAAATCTTGGTCGGTGACCTAGACCAAGTGTAATCGGTCTTGTAAGATAAAATATCACGAAAACCCCAATGAAAATTGGGGTTTTCTTTTTGCACCAATACTTTCTGGTCTTTACCATAGAACTCACATATGTATAGTCACTATGATCAACATTGGAATATACAAAATTACAAATCAGGAAAATGGAAAATTTTACATTGGAAGTTCAAAACACCTTGATAGACGGTGGTGGGAACACACCAACGATTTAAACAAAAATCAACATGATAACATAAAATTACAACATGCGTGGAATTATTATGGTCCGAATGCGTTTGATTTTATAGTATTGGAAAATGTGGAAATAGATAACCTGTTAGAGAGAGAACAGTATTATTTGACTACGTTTGCTCCTTATAAACGCAATGTTGGGTACAACATCAGTGATAAAGCATCAGGGGGTGACAACTTTACACACAATCCGAATCGATCAAAAATTTTGGAAAAAATAACAAACCTGAACAACTCCAATAGAATGCATGGTAAAAAACATAGCACTGAGGCTATTGATAAACAGAAAGAAAAGGCTATAGGAAGGTATTCGTTAGAGTGGTTTATTAACAAGTATGGAGATAGAGTTGGTAATGAAAAATACGTTGAACGTAACACGTTTTTGAAAAATAGAGACATTGTTCATGTTTATGATAATGGACTCAAGGGTGTAAAGAGAGGATCGACGCCTCAAGTGATACGGGATCGAATAAGTGATAGTAAACGGGAGTTTAAAAAGAACAAGCCTGCATTTTTATTGGAGTTGAAAAGTGGCACATATACGACCAAACAGTTATCTGACAAGTATTGTATATCTACAGCAGCCGTTAAATACCATAAACGTAAATTTCGTTTTTAAAGTTTTAATTTGTGTCACTACTTATTTGACAAAGTGTTACATCATGAATAAGATCTATTTGCCCGTTAGAAAATGGCCATACAAAATAAAAGAGGTTGTATCCGATTGGAGAGGATTTGAAAATTACATGCTTTCCATAGTTGATACATTCAAAGTAACAAGAAATGCGGCATTGGAATTCGGAGTGGGGTCGGGATACAGCACAGATGTTTTATCAAAGTTATTCAACCATGTTGTGGGTGTGGATGGATATATCGGTAATAGAGACAGTCAAGAACAAAGATACTTGATGTACGAAAATGCATGTAAAAAGTTCAATAATACCAATGTTGAATTGATAAGAAAATATCACACTGAGTATATCAAGTCTGAAACTAGAATGTTTGATTTGATTCATGTAGATTTGGGAGATCATCCTACTGATGTATATGAGTGTACCGAGTGGTCAGTGCAACATTCTAACGTGGTTATTGTTCCCAACACATATTCTTGTGAAAATATAGATAAAGTTTGTACAGACATTTCAGCAAAGTTCAATATCAACTATTTCAACATAAAAGATGGTTACGGACTTGGAATTTTGTACAAGCAAACTTAAATGTGAACGGTTTGTTAGTATTTTTAATATGTATAATACATGATAAAATTAAAGTATGAATGGGAATGTTGAAAAAGGATGTTTAATGGCAAGAGTGAGCCCTGATTACGGGTCGCATATTGTAAAATTGGGAAAAACGGCGATTCCCCCTGAAATACTTTACACGGATCCAGACGATCCTACATATGGATACAGCGAAGAACCTCATGTTACTCTTAAATATGGATTTATCCCTGACTTACAGAAACGAGATGTTGCAAACATTTTGAAACACATGAAACCATTTGATGTGGTGTTAAAAGCACTAACTCAATTTAACAATGAAAAATATGACGTGGTGAAGTTTGATGTTGAAAAGAATGATCAACTTATGGAACTACGAAATAGATGTGACAAGTATCAAAATGAGGATTCGTATTCAGACTATCATCCCCACATGACTCTTGCTTATGTTAAGAAGGGAAGTTTTTCACATATTCGTGAAGGATTAAAAATCAAAGTACCTATTACAGGATTCAAATATAGCGGTCCACAATGTTCATTTTACGTAAATTTTTAAAACTATGAAACTTACAGAATTAAAAAGTCTAATCAAAGAAGCGATTAACGAAATCGACTGGTCATCTCCCGATCTAGGTGATGCAAAAATTACTAGATGTATGACGATGGATCAAGTAGTAGGTTTTTTTAATAACGAACTAAACAGAGTCTCTGTTGGTGGAAAAGCATCTCTCGGAATGCCACGTATTTCCAAAGGAAACATCAAATTGAAACTTGGTACAAGTGAAATTGATATTCCAGCATTTGCCAAGTTGTTGACCACTCCGCCTAAAACTATTTTTGACGAAGGAGAAAAATCAAAACACTCATCGGGTCAGGGAATTTTGACAATCAATACAGGCATTCCTGCTCTTCGTGGATTTGTTTATGACAAGGATGATGCTGAAAAACCATTCAAGGTGGTTAACACATGTCCAGCAGCAGGATCGTGTGCGTTGGATTGTTACGCTCTACAAGGCTTCTACATCATGAATGATGGAAAGAATATCAAGTTGGCACAACGTCTTCAACAAATACTTCAAGATCCAGACTCATATGTCAAACAAGCATATTCAGAAGCTGAATTGTATGCTTTCAAAGCAAAGAGAGAAGATAACATATTGAGTATTCGTTGGAATGATGCTGGCGACTTTTTTGCTCAACGATATTTTGACTCTGCGGTTAAAGTTACTAAAAAACTATGGGAGAACGGATACAAAGTAAACTCATATTTTTACACCAAAATGGCAGGTATTGTAAATATTGCCGAACTTCTTGGATTTGTTGTTACCTACTCTGTGGGTGGAACTCAAGATTTGACTGACGCAAACAAGAAATCGGTAATTGTTCCAAAGGAATTGTTTGTTGGGATATTCAAACCAACTAGAGGACGTGGATATGAAAAAGATGAAAGTGGAAAATCAAAGTTTGCGGATCCTGTAAATGGTAGAAATGAATTGAAAAAGAAAATATATGACAAGTATCATACCGATTCTGACTTCAAAGATCTCACATTTGATTCGTTGAAGTATACCGACGAACTTCCATCTGTAGAAGGAAATCCGGGAGAGTTTTCTATTATTACGTTGCCAGGGGGTGACAGTGATCGACCAGCTCAACGAAAGGATGTCAGATACAACTTCTTGACATTCCACTGAAAATATGGTTATGACGGTATATAGATTTGATTGTATTCAACTTCACAATCAAGTTTTTAACCAACAGAGTTCATACGATTCATATATTTTTCAGATCTGCCAAAGTTTTCTATAACAATGACTTTTGGTTTATGTGATTTGAAGTTTATTCCGTCAATAACTTCAAGTTCATTTCCTTCTACGTCAATAGACAAAATATTGTATATCCATAATTAACTGATATATGATGCGTCAAACAAAATGACAAACTTATAGTGAAGATAACCAATTCGCCGTGATATTTATAAACCATGAGTGCAAATCTTGATTCCGATAGAGTAAGATGGCCTGGAAGCGGCAGTGCCGTTCCAGGCAGAACCCCATTTGGGTTCTATGACGACGATCCAAAGTTCACATCGGAGTGTAGCAGCAGTGCTGTATGGGCAGCTATTCGTCTTGGTTATCCAATCGAAGATATTGAACTCATCGACCTTAACTTTTATGCTGCTTTTGAAGAATCAGTAAACGAATATAGTTCTCAAGTCAATCAATTTAACATTCGCAACAATATGTTGAATTTGTTGGGAACTCCTGCAAATAAAGATGCTACTGGAAAAGCAGTAACGGGCAGTCCTCTGCCATATGTAATAAATCTTTCAAGAGCATATGGTTCAGAAGTTGGTGTTGGTGGAAATGTCGATTGGAAGAAAGGTCACATCGATGTTGTTGCGGGACAACAAAACTACGATCTACAATGTCTTTATGATCAAGCATCTGGATCGGGAAATCGATTGGAAATAAAAAGAATATTCCACAATCAATCTCCTGCAACAGCACGTATCTACGATCCATTCAGTATGACTGGTATGAGTTATAGTAACGTTTTGAATGAAATGGGATTTGCAGGATATAGTCCTGCTGTTCAATTTTTGATGACGCCTATCTTTGAAGATTTGTTGAGAGCTCAAGCAATTGAGTTTAACGATATGGTTCGTAAAAGCGCATATTCATTTGAAATAGTTAACAACAAACTTAGGTTATTTCCTATTCCCAATACCAATTACAAAGTGTATTTTGAATATAGTTTGGAGAGTGATAAAGAAGCAGACATTTTTTCGCCTGGAAATAACTATGATAAAGTCTCTGACTATAGTAATGTTCCATATGATAATTTAAAATATCGTACAATCAATGGTCCTGGCCGACAATGGATACGAAAATACTTCTTGGCACTCTGCAAAGAAGTGCTTGGAGCAATTCGTCAAAAATATAGTACGATTCCAATTCCTGGAGGAGAGGTTACTCTCGACGGTGGCGAATTAAGAAGTGAAGCGTCAGCAGAAAAAGAAGCACTGATGTCACAACTGAGAGAGATGTTGGAATCCACTCTTGGTTCTAATCTAGTTGAACAACAAGCCAATAAAGCTGAGAAGAGTCAGGACATTCTTAGAAAAGTACCAATGTTTATTTATATTGGATGATTTATGGGACTACGAGGAAGATATTTTAGCGAACGTGATATTCGTCTGATCAATTCTATCAATGCTGAATTGATGGGTGATATCATTGAAACGCTTGTGACCGTGTTTAAGATCGCTGCATCGGAAACACGTGTAAACATGTATGGAGAATCTGCTCCTACTGAAGGTAAGACCTTTTATCCTGGCATTGACTTGAGTGCACTTATTGATCGTGGTGATATCACGGGGGATGACGAAGGATTTGGTCCTGATCGTGATCAATCAGTGGTATTCAAATTCAGAGAAAAGATGTGTCAACAAGTGAACTTCTTTCCTCAAATCGGAGACATTGTTTTCTTCAATGATCGTTATCATGAAGTTGACAATGTGGTTCAAGAACAATTTTTGGGCGGACAAGATACAAAGAGTCACAGCTTTATCTGTAATACTCACTACTCTCGTCTATCCAAGCTTAACATTTTTCAACGATAATTACAACCTATGGCATGGAAAGGCAATCCAAATAATCCAGCTCCAAATCAGCAAAATAACAGCGATCATGTCGCTGATAAGAAAACTGATGTGCATAGGGAGTTTCAGGTTCGCAGAGACACCGATGACTTTAAAAACTTCACGGTTACTCTTCTTGATATCGACTCTGCAATTGTAGATCACTTGGACAACACTATCAATCCTACAATTGTTGATGGGGGTGATAATATCAAAGTACCAATCCTTTACGGAAATCCTGAACGATGGAAAGCTATTCAATCTGATGGTGGTATTCGTGATAACAATGGAAAATTACAACTTCCAGCCATAATGTTCAAACGAAATACGGTTGCAAAAAATGAAAGTCTTGCAACGTTTAATCGTCATTTGAATGTTCAAGTGTTGAGAAAATACGATCAAAAGAACGTATACGATAGATTTTCCATTCTCACAAAAAAGACTGCTCCTACATCACAAGTAATGAATGTTACTTTGCCCGATCACATAACACTCACTTATGAGTTTATGTTGTGGACAGAGTATGTTGAACAAATGAACTCGTTGATTGAAAAAATCAATTGGGCAACAGAAGAATATTGGGGTGATCCAACAAGATTTAAGTTTAGAGTCTATATCAACGATTATAGCAACAATACTGAGGTACAGTCAGGAAAAGATCGCATGGTTCGTACCACATTTAACATGACGGTACAAGCATATTTGTTGAGTGATTCATTTGAAAATAAAAAACTCACCACAACCAAGAGCTTCACACCTAGAAAAGTTATTATCACTGGTGAAATAGTTGACGGACAAATTCTTGATAAAGTCAATGCTGATTTGACTAAAACGTCATATCACCAACCATATCCTTATTCTTATATCAATCCATTAAAACAAGATGGAGATAATTTAGTCCTTCCAGTTATTGATGCTAAAGATGCTCCTATAGTTTATCCGCCGGTCGTTAATTTATAACAATCAATTAGTTGAATTACCTTCTATGTATCCATGAACACATTATATTGTTATGCCAGAACCAATCAAATTCACAGACGAAGAAGTAAAAGATCTACGATATATTCAGGGTAAGTTTCAAGACAAGTTGGTCAAATTTGGACAAATTCATCTTGAAACCATTGAATTGCAAGAAAGACTTGACCTTTTAAAGAAGGAACAAGAAAAACACAGAACTGAATATATTCAACTTCAACAAACCGAAGAAGAGTTGATGAACAAGTTGACCAAGAAGTATGGCAACGGTTCCCTGAATATCAGAGATGGTACATTTAATCCATCTTAACTCATATAATTTAGAATTTTAAATAATCACCGCTGATACGGTAATATCAGCGGTTTTTTATTTTCTTTGGTATTGGTACTATATTTATACCAATAGTCAAATGATTCATTATGGGCAACTATGATCCACAAATAAACTCGTTTATATTCAAGCAGTTTCGTCAGAATGTTCAAGACTTCTACGAAGTGGTTGAAATATCTGGATCGTCGCTGTTAATTCACACTGATTCAACCGGTATAATAACATCATCGTTGTTTCTGACTCCTGCGGTCACAAACACTTACGATGTTATAGTATTTGAAAGTGGATCGTTCAGAAGCGTTCCTGGCCCTGTTGGAGTAGGATTTTACACCAATTCAACGCCAGTACCTCAACCCCTTGGGGGAATTCAAGCGGGTACAACGTTTAATAACGTACCTCTTACTGCAATGTTTGACGCATTGTTGTATCCTTATCAAGTACCATCCTTTTCAACTTTTAGTCTAAATCAATCATCTCCAGTAGAAGTTGGATATACAATTTCTGCCGGGTCTAAAATATTTACTTGGACTACTACAAATTCATCAAACATTGTTCCGAATTCTGTATCAATAGAAGATACCACCGATTCAATTGTTCTTGCTACAGGTCTTGCAAACGACGGAACCGAAAACATTTCAATCTCATCCATACAGTATCTTACAAATTCTTCACATATATGGTCTATATATGCACAAGATACTCACACAGGATCGTTGTCAAAAACATATACAGTAGATTGGTATTGGAAAATCTACTACGGCGAACATGTATCCGGATCACTAACAGATACAGATATCTCTTCTTTAAGAGCATCATACTTGTCAAATACCGCTGCACATACTTATGCTTTTATCGCTGATATCCAAAAATACAAATATATCACATATCCGTCATCGTTTGGAACATTAACAACTTTCAAAGATACAGTTACACTGCTGAACGTTGCTATGTCGCCAATGACCGTCGTATCAGTTACAAATTATTATGGCGTTGTTACTAATTATAACGTACATAGATCATTAAACAAATTAGGCGGATCAATTAATATTCAAGCATCTTAAACCATTTTTATGCCAATTCCAGTAACAGATTATATCTCTACAACGGCACCAACCGATACATACCCAACACATTTGTCAAATCTGGGTAAAGGTGGATACCAACAAGTAGATACCATCGTTCAAAGAGATGCTATCACAACCGACCGCCGTATTGCAGGTATGATGGTTTTTGTGACCGCTACAGCTCTCGCATATACACTCAACAACGATCTAATCAATTGGACAGTGTTCAATGTTAGTGGCACATCAGGCAATAGCGGAACAAGTGGTTCAAGTGGCACATCAGGATCAAGCGGATCAAGCGGAAGTGCTGGTACAAGCGGTTCAAGTGGAACATCAGGATCAAGTGGATCAAGTGGAAGTGCAGGAACAAGTGGTTCAAGTGGAAGTGCTGGAACAAGTGGTTCAAGTGGAAGTGCTGGTACAAGTGGTGTACAAGGAGATCCAGGTGCAGCTGGAACAAGCGGTTCAAGTGGAAGTGCTGGAACAAGTGGTACAAGTGGAAGTGCTGGTACAAGTGGAAGTGCTGGTACAAGTGGAAGTGCTGGTACAAGTGGAAGTGCTGGTACAAGTGGATCAAGTGGAAGTTCTGGAACAAGTGGATCAAGCGGTTCAAGCGGAAGTGCTGGAACAAGTGGATCAAGTGGTTCAAGCGGAAGTGCTGGTACAAGCGGAAGTGCTGGTACAAGCGGAAGTGCTGGTACAAGCGGAAGTGCTGGTACAAGCGGA